TTTTAACTAAGTATAATTTTAGCGGTACAAAGTTTAGTGTAAAAGAATTAGACGAGTTTGCAGAAGGGGGGAAAGCATGAACGAATGGAAGACTTTAGTAAAATACAATGTTCCATGTGATATTCTGGAAGATACCTACGAGTTTGAACAACTGACAAAAGAGGGGGACTGGGTTAAAACAGAGATCGCACTTTTTTTAATATTAAGTTGCGTAATAGGTGATAAGTTCACTTACAGATATCGAAAGATAGAGGAGTGATTAGATATAAATATGTATTGCAACACGGAAACCACATCCGAGAGGGTTATACTTTTGCAGAAACCAGGGAAGAAGTAAGGGAATATTTAAAAAAGAAATATCCTAATTATAGCAATTTAGAAATGGTGAACATGCACCCGTATAAAAAAAGAAATAGATACACTGTAGAGCAAACCGTAACAGGGTCAGATTTAATAGTAAATTGAGGGGATAATATGAAATATAACGTAATAAAAACATACATAGAGACAATACCAGCGCACTACACCGAAGGGGTCAGCGTTACAATACATCGGAAATTAACACCAGAGCACGAAGAGATAACCATGCAGATAGTGGAACTTATTCAAAAACTTAACAGAGGATTACAGGAGATAACATGAAAATAACAGAGAACGTGCATTTAGAGAAATCAGGTCAATACTTTAGACTTGTTGAGAAGAACGAGAAAGGGAGAGATATTAACGTTAGAGAGTTTGGAACAGTCTACCAAGCTCTACAGGCTATAATTGAATATGATTATGACCTAGACCAACCGTTAGAGGATCAATTAAAACACCTGGTACAAAGTATTGATATGAACAAGGATAAAATACGGGATCAATTCAGGGTCGAAGTTAAGACAACAAAGGAGAACAAATAATATGAAAACATTTATAGGATTTATTGGATTATTTAGTTTAATAGTATCAGGTATTATGTGTTATACAGGATACACAACTTTTAACGATGCATCAACAGTAATGCAGCAGGGCGTTGGGATGCAATATATAATTTATAGTGGAATACTATTATTATGTGGAATATGTGGTATAGGGTTATCATACGAATAATATTAAGGCTGTCTTCGGATGGCTTTTTATTTACACTTTTTATCTTTTATTGTTGTCTGGGGTTGTATAAAGTTCTTAGTTGTTATATTATATAAACAGTTAGAGGGGATAAAAGATGATAAGATTAAGCCAAAAGAAAGCAGACATAATTAGTAGTACAGCGGTTTGTATGAATGGGACATCTTCAGATCCTCTATATTTTTTTAAAAAAGAAAACATTTCTTTAGAAAACTTATATGAGATTCAAGAGTATTTATATACAAAAAAAAATTATTATTCTTATGGAAGAAAAGAAAATAAATCAATAGATTCTAATTATAGAAACTACAATAGAAAGCATGACCATGTAACTATAATAATAGATTATATTAGATCAAATAATTTAGAAGATACACTTTAGTAAACAGCCCTTCGGGGCTAGGAGATAATATGACCTATGGAGAATTAGAAAACAACGGATTTAATAAGATGGGTAATTGGTATATTAAAGGCTCTATATCAATAAACCTATTCACCAAGACATTAAGAGAAACAAAATACAAGTTTAATATAGACTTTAAGAGCTTAGACAATTTATCTCTTAATAAAATAGAAAATCTTATTAAATCACTAAAGGAGTTTGAGTAAATGAAAAAAATAACAGTAGCAGAGTATGCAAAAAACCACAGCATATCAGATCAAGCAGTAAGAAAAAGAATTAAGTCTGGAGGTATTCCTGAGAGTCGAATTGTCCGAGAGCCTAAACCTGATACGGTTAAAGAGATTGTATTTATATTAGTGGAGGATGTTTAATTGAGTGATAAGAAATACTATTGGTTAAAAATGGAGCATGGGTTTTTTGGTCAAAAGGAAATCAAGAAGCTTAGACGAATAGCAGGTGGAGACACTTATGTTATTATATATCTTAAAATGTCACTTCTTAGTTTAAAAGACGATGGTAAACTTTATTATGAAGGTGTTGAAGATTCTTTTGTTGAAGAGTTAGCCTATGAACTTGATGAAAAAGTTGAGAATGTAGAAATAACTATATCTTATTTGATTAAACACAATATGCTAGAAGAGTCTAATTCCGAAGAGTTATATATGAATAGAATTACTGAGATGACAGGAACAGAAACCGACTCGGCAAAGCGTAAAAGAAGACAAAGGTTAAGAGAAAATAGTGACATATTGCTACCAAAGTGTGACAATGTCCAAATTAGTCACACAGAGAAAGAGAAAGAACTAGAGAAAGATATAGAGACAAATAAAGAGATAAAGACAAGAGAGCATTTTAATAAACTTTGGTTGATGTATCCTAGAGAGAGAAGACCAGACGGTAAAAAGAATGTTACTTCTAAAACTAAAAAGATATTATTTAATATATCTGAGGAAGAATGGCAAAAGGTGTTAGACAGATATAAAAAAGAATACCCTGATTATAAATTTTGGAAGCATTGTTTTAGATTTATGAATAATGAGACATTTAATATTTATTTAGATGTTAATTATGTAGAACCAAAACAAACAACTAATTCAAAACCAGACAAATGGAGAGGAGAACAAAACTTTGACTTCTAGTAAAGAATCTTTTTTTAAAAACTTAAAAAACATTACAGAAGCACACACAACAGAGGAGGATAACACTGTCTGGGTTTCTGCAATATTAAAATGTAAATGTGGCAAAGAATGGTCAAATGAATTATCAAAGGTAAAAGAAGGATCTAATCTTTATGTTGATAGTGTTTGTTCTGACTGTAAAATTGAGAATGACAAAATAGAAGAAAAGGCAAGATATAAAAAACTTGTTGATGATAGAATCTCTAATTTTGATTTACAGATACCACCAAGATATAGAGGAAAATTAAAGCAACCTACCAATAAAGAGTTATTAACTTCTACATGCTCTATTGTTTGGGGAGGTTTCGGAACTGGTAAAACTTGGGAAGCTTACACTGTTGCAAAGGAACTTATTAAACATGGAGAAATAAAGCGTTTTAAATTGATAACAGAGATTGATTTGCTTAACGATTTGAAGGATGGTTTTGACGATATGCAATATAAGATTAAGAGATACAAAGAGATAGATCTTTTAATCCTTGATGAAGCTGGTAAAAACAACGATTCAGATTTTAACAAAGCACAGTTATTTGGGATCTTAAACCACCGTTACGACTGGGAGAAGAAAACAATATTGATATGTAATGCAAAGACTAAGGAAGAGATTAGACAATTATTACCAACAGCTACATTAGATAGATTTAGAGAATGTGTTGTTGAAATGAATGGTAGCAGTAAACGATATAGGGGATAATATGATTATATACTGTAGTGAATGTGATAGATTTGTAAAAGTAGAAGATGAACCAGAACCAGTATATCCATGTGCAAGTTGTGGAGATTCAATGATCGAATTAAACGAAGATGATCTATTGATTAAAATAGAAGAGATGCAGAAAGAAATTGAGGGGATAAGATGAATAACAGAAGAATAAAAGAGAATTTAGAATCTGCAAAAGCTGGAATAGATATGGCACTAACGGCGATAAATAAGATTGAACTACAGATAAAAGAGGGCTTATTATTAGATAGATATAATACTAAAACAAACGATAATGGCGAACTTAACAAGAAAATAAATGATTATGAGATGGAGAAATTATGAATAATTGTGATTGTAAATATAAAGAAATATGTAATATTAGAGATCCTGAAAACTGTAAACAGAATAATGATCCCTGGTGTAAACCTGACAATAAAATAATGGGAATGACCACAAGAGAGATAAACAGGAAACAGGGTATTGATGAGGAACTTAAATGAAGTGGTATATTGATATCCCAATAAATATACCAGAGGAAACAGCTATTGAGGAGCACATTATTAATGGTCCCGATAAAGATTGTATTAAATGTCAGGGTGAAGGGTTCACTAGAGATTATGGTGGGTCATGGCTTGACGATTGCGACTGTAGCGAAGTAATGGAACAAATGGATAAGGTAGGAGATAAGATGAATAAAGAAGATTTTAAAGCAAAAGATTTAAAAGACCTAAGATTAATCAAAGGGCTATCACAAGGGCAAATGGCTAAATATTTATGCTGCTGTCATACTGGGATAAGCATAGTGGAAAGAGGAGAAAGTCCTATTACTAGGAATATGATTCAGAACTTACCAGACGTTTACGCACTGCCTGACAATCCAAGAGTGAAAAGAGACGCTAAATGTATTTCAATTTTTGATGTTAGAAGAACTGGGCTTGATCGAATTAATGCAATGAAAATAAAACTAAATTGTAGAACAAACGGGGAAGTGCTGCATAAATTATTAGATATGGCTGAAGGGGTTGAAAGTGAAAAATAAAGATAATCATTTAGAAGTTAGAGAAAAGGTTTTAATTATATGTTTTGTTCTGTCAATTATTGTGGCAGCTATAGTAGAAAAGTCTATATTATTCTAAAAAGCTTGATAAAAAACGTATATTGATGTATTATATATATAAGTTATTCATAGATTTACCCTTATTTTAAAAATAGGGGTACTCGTTACAGGGGGTATAATTGAATAAGGTTAAAGAGTTTTTTATTATGTTAAAGTTTAGCGGATTAGTAGTCTATTATATAATTGTATTTGAGATAGAAAGACGAATCAATAAAGGTGGAGATAATGGATAGAGAAGAGATAGACGAGCAAATTGTAGCCTGTACTAATTGTATGCGTATAATGTCAGAAGATAAATTGCTAGAAATAGATGATATTGAAATATGTCCTCATTGTAAGTCGGCTGGTACGATTCTCGACTTGGATGGTGACAATATAGGACCATTTATTAAATTTTTAGAGGATCAAAATATAATCAAAGACAAGACTATAAAAAAATTAGAAAAAGAGAACAAAGATCTATTAGAGATCATCCAATCCCAACAACAGGAAATTGACGACCTAAAAGCTAAATTAATGAAACAGATAATAAAGACTGCTAAGAGTACGGTTGAAATTGAACGGCTTAGAGGGGATTTGGATAATCTTAAATGTTGCGGTAATTGTAGTAACTGTCAAGATTCATCAGATGGATATATTTGCAATATTGGGTCAATAGAAGATCTTATAGTAACTGACTGTTGTAAGAATTGGATTAAAGGATAAATAAATAATGGATAAAGCAGAAATATTTTTACAAGAAAACATGGGTGTAGATGGTGAGACTACATGGGCAGATCACAGAATAACAGACGATGATATAAAGTATGTTCGCTCTGATATTGTACCCAAAATCTTAACAATAGAAGAGTTAAGAAAACAGTTTATCAATAATACAGATTGGAAGATTTTCGATAAAGCGTCATTACACCATTACCCAAAATATTTAAAAGAGTTCGGTGTATGGTTAAAATGTGCAAGAGTTAACAACCTAACCAAGGAGTAGAGAGTGACTAAAACAGATATAAAATATTGCGTTGAAGAGTTTAAGCCGGAAGGGTTTGAAATAAGTATATCAAAAAATAGAGAGATTTTATGTTTCCCAGATGGACAATGGACTTACTTGGATTATCCAAACGAGTTATTCCAGGTGATGATATCTCAGTTATTTTTGCAGAGAGTTATTGAGGGGATAAATAGAAAATATAATGATGATGAATTATTATATAGAGTATATACAAAAGATTCATATATAGAGGTGCTGTATATATTAGCTTCTATGGAAACATTTAATTTTATCGATGATATTGACGAAGCAAAAGTGGATGCTATTATGTTTATTATAGACCAGTTAAGAGCTAAAGAATGATAAAGTTACCATGTAATCAATGCGGAAATATCCTTCCGTATACAAAAGAATATTTTAAAACCAGGAAAGTGAGCAAAACAGGATTGGAACAGCGGTGTAAAAAGTGTGATAGTCTGAATAGGAAAGAATTAAGGGAAGCTAAAATTAAAGAGGACCCGAATTATAAAAAGCAATTTACAAAAGATGCAATAAAAAAAGCATCTAAAAAAGCAGCAAAAAAGGTTGCTGTACCTGGAAGCCAACGAAGATATATATTTGAATATTGGTTACAGGATAAAGCAGGAAAAGCTCAACATGGTAAAATAAGAGCTACCCGGGAATTAAAAAGCAAACAAATGTTAAAAGTTTTGTTCCCAAGGTGCAGTAATTTAGAGACAAAATCCATTCAGAGTGTCCAAACAATAGACTATTCGGCTTAAGGAGCAATTATGGGAAGCGATACAAGACCCGCAGAGTACTGCAAGAGTCAGGGGTGTAATATAACCGAGGTAGCAATATATTTTAAAGTTGGATCTGCTACATTTAGGCGATGGTTTATCCTAAGACCAGAGATATTTAAAGGATTGGTTTTTGCTTATATGGGTAAGCATGTATGAAACAGCATGAGATAAATATACTAGCTAGAGAGAATAAATTGCTAAGTGATGAACTAAAAGAAGCAAGGGGGCATTTAAAGGCTCTCAATGAGGGTGCTAACAGTTTATTATCAAAAAAAGTACACGACCACGAAGATTTTATATTATGGGTAAGTATGGTAACAGATGTGTAACCGTAAAATCTGTATCAAATGTAGATGTAAATGCAGATGTAAAAGAAAGATAGTTTGGATAATTTAGGGGATATGGTATTATGGGGAAAAGATTAAATATGGAAGATGTAGATAAATTGATAAAAGACGATAAATTATATAAAGATGTTGGAGAAGCGTTGGCAAGAGAAATAAAAAAGAGAGACGATAAACTAAGAGGTGAGATGTTTTTACCGTTAGATATAGATAATTTACCAGATAAGTTTTTTACTAGAGAGGATATAGAGATAGAGGTTTATTATACAGGAGATTGGGGATATAAAGAAAATAGGAATAAGTGGAGAAAAAACGCAGACTCTAAAACAGAAGTAGTTAGGCTTATCTTAGAGACAACAAATCTTAAATATCGTTATAGAATAATAGAAAAGAAACTAGAACCAATTAGAATAACAGAAGCAGGACTAAAGGCTTTATATGATACAAATACAGGTGAATTAGAGTTAAGTGCAGATAATCGCTGGGATTATGACGGATTCCAAAGTTTAGTGGTTGGGAATGCAAAGAATGTTGACATGAGTAATATAAAAATTAAATATGCAGGAAGAGAGGTAATAATAATAGAATGAGCGAGAAACAGCTAACAACGAAGCAACAACTATTCTGTAGCACTTATTTAGCTAATGGGTTTAACGCAACGCAGGCAGCTATTACGGCGGGTTATAGTGAAGATACAGCTAGACAGATAGGAAATGATAACTTGTCAAAAGTTTACATTAGAGATTATCTTGATAAAGAGATTGATTTTATGATAGGAGATGTTAAAGGGTTAACTTATGATTTAATAGCTGAGTGTAAAAAATATGCTTTTATGTCAGATAGTGAAATGGAAATACTACAGGTCAGAGCAAGCGATAAGAAAAGTTATTTAGACATGTTGTTTAAATACCAAGGGCTTTATACTGAGAAGAAAGATATAAGCATTACAACACCAGATGAAAACGGTAAACCAATTGGTATAACATCAAAAGGCATGACTCAGGAAGAGTGTAAGGATATGTTTTTTAAACTTAAGAATGAAAATTGATTGGGATGAACGTTTACAGATAAATAGCTCAAAAGAAGAAATCATACGATACAAAGAAATGTATCAATTTGGCTGTACTGAGGCTGTAATAGATTTTATTAATAGATTTTGTTTTACATTTGATCCAAGGAAGCTTGAAGATAGGGTTATGCCTTTTGAATTGTTTGATAAACAAGAGGAATATATAGCCTGGTTATGGGATAGATACACATTAAGAGAAGATGGTGTTATTGATAAGTGCCGAGGTGTTGGTTATTCATGGCTGAATGCTGCCTTTGCTGTATATCTTTTATTATTTCAAGACTCTGTAACAGTATCAATGTACACATATAAAGCCGATGAGTGTCATAAATTAGGTGATATGGACACGTTACTTGAAAAAATGATATTCGTTATTGATTACCTACCGGAACAATTCACCAAACAAGTCGAGACTAAATTAATGCAGATCCATAACTCAGAAACTAATTCTATAATCACAGGTAAAGCGGGAGATAATGCCGGGCGTGGTGGTAGATCTTCTATATTCTTTTTAGATGAGTGCGCCTTTTATCCTAGAGCAGAAGCAATTGAGGCAAGTGTTTCAAGGAATAGTGATTGTAAAATATGGGGGTCAACTCATAATGGGACTAATACGCTATTTTATAGAAAGTGTTCATCTGGAATAAATAAAGTTTTTACCTTTGATTGGTGGGAAATACCGTTATATTCTCAAGAGTGGTACGATGCAGAGAAAGCAAAAGCTATTGCAGAAGGTACGCTACATGTATTTAAGCAGGAAGTAGAAAGAGACGCAAGCGCAAGTATTGAGTCAGTGGTATGTCCATCTGATTGGGTGAACTCTTCTAATAGAAATGATTTAAAAGGGCATGGCTTAAAGATAGCATCATTAGATCCATCAAACGAGGGAAGCGACACGCATGGCTTTATATCTATGAATGGTAATAGTGTAACCTATGTGGAAGAAAGTGCAGAGGGCGATGTGGGAGACGCAACAGATAAATATTTCTGGTTAGCTGTAGACATGGATTGTGAACAATTCAGATATGACCCTATCGGTGTCGGTGCTGGTGTCCAGGTAAGAGTTAAAGAGATTTTAGTTACTATGATGAAAGATAAAACTATCTCAGAAGCAAGACGCAAGAAAGCATTATCTATCACGGTAATTCCTTGGAGTGCATCAGGTAAAGTTATTAGACCAAAGGCAAAAGACTACCAAAATAAAAACAATGGAGATCTATTTGAGAACGCTAAAGCTCAGGCATGGTGGAAAGCCAGAGACGAGTTTAGAAATACATACAGGAAGGTTAATGGAAAAGACTTTGATTCAACGCAATTAGTCCATATTGATAAAAATGTATCACCCAAATCTGAAAAGTTAATAAGAGAATTATCACAGCCACAATTTAAATTAAGTGCTAATGGTAGATTGATGATAGATAAGAAGCCAAAAGGAACAAGATCCCCCAACTTAGCAGACGCTTATATTATATGCCGTGCTGAATTAGAGGTTAAGAAATCAGGTAGACGGTCATATAATATCTATTAACCCCGATTAAGGGGCTAATATTACACCAATAGGGGTTAATTTTTCTTGTTTACATCAAAGACATCACAAATATCTATATCATTATTCTCGCATAAGTCTGCCATTTTAACACAGAAATAGTTATCTTTTAATACAATCTCAATTCCTTCATCGTTATAGTCACTAGAATGTAATACATGTCTAAAGTCTTCTAATTGATAATCATTAACAAATATAATTACATTTTTATTTTTAAAGGTGTCAAACCAATGCCATTCAATATCGTTATGCTCTATAAATAAAATTAAATCTCTTATCTTCATCTCTGTTCTCCTTATCGTTAATTAAATATAATAGACAAGAGAAATACCTATTCATTGAGTACGTTTGCAACCGTTGATATATCACTCCCGACCTCTTGCCTACAATAAATATATCATACTAAATAATACTATGCAAGTATATTGACACAATAAATCTAATAGTGTAATATTAACGTATTGATTGGAGGAAATATGGATTTAGTAGAATATAAACACAACAATGTTTTTTGTGATAGTTCAATGGTTGCCAAGAAGTTTGATGTTCAACATGCAAAAGTAATAAGAACTATTGAAAGATTAGCGGAAAGATTAAGGGTGACCATCGGGTACCCTAAAATAGAAGAGTTTCAGAAAGAATATAAAGGGCAAACTTACAAAGCCTATTTAATGGATCGGGAGTTTTTCACGCTTTTATCTATGAGGTTTGAAAGTAAGAAAGCTTTACAATGGCAAGTTAAGTTTAATAATGCTTTTTATGAGATGGAAGAAAAGATCTTAATAGCTGACAGAAATAAATCAGATACAACTTTTATTGAAGCTAGGCAACAAACTAAATTAGGGAGACGAGAAGAAACAGACGTTATCAAAGATTTTATAGATTACGCAACTAATCAAGGTAGTCATAAAGCTAAGTTTTATTACAAGCATATTACTAATGCAACTTACAGAGCTTTAGAATTAATGATACATAAAAAGCCAGCTTTAAGAGATACTCTTGATATATACCAACTATCTGAATTATTGTTAGCTGAAAGAGTAGCAAAAAATAGTTTAGTTAAATATATGGAATTAGGTCGAGACTACAAAGATATATATAAGAGTGTAGCAGAAGATTTAATAGTGTTTGGAAATAGTTTAAAGATAAACTAAGGAGATAGGATGAAGAGAGGCGACAAGGTAAATTATATTGTTTGTAAAAAAGTAGGTAAAGGTTTTAGAATGTCTTCAAGAGAAGGTGTTTATCAAGATGAAATAGCACACGGGATAGCAGAAATTAAATCTAAGAATGGAAGAATGTTACAAGTTAAAATTAATGAGTTATCTTTAGTTGGTGAAAGATCAGCTTTAACAAGAGCAATAATGGGTGATAATTAAACCAATGCTAGAACTAAAGAAGGAATACGGAGATATAAAAGAGACTCTTGAACCTCTTTTTAAAACTAAGGAGATAAAGTAACACCTTTTGACTACCCTCTTTTTATGTATTATACTACATAAAAAGAGGGTGTTGATTACTTATTTAACAACGACCACCCATCAACTAAAACTTTAAAAGCTTTATTGTTAGTATTCCACCAATCAAATAAACGTCTTGGTTTAAGTTCGCAGTATGTTGCTAACTCTTCCACGCCCTTTAATCCATGTAATTTACAATATTTACTTGCTGTCATTTTTAGCCTTCTCTCTTCTCTCTTGTTTTTCTCTATTAGTAATCATATTCATGTATTCTTTTTGGGCTGGGCTAGATCCTTGTTTTGCTTGTGAAAAGATAGATTTTCTTACTTCTGCCATAGCTTTCAATCTACCTCTTTTAACCCAGATGTCTTCCAGGGTTTTATCTTCTCCAACAATTGTTAAAATCTCATCTCTTGAAAATTGTAAACTTGCTAACTCTTCTACTTCAGTCTGTAAAGTATTTACCATTTTTTAACTCTCCTTTCATCCATTCTAAATTAAAATCAGCTGTTTCTTTATCTGTAAAAATTACACCTGATTCTATACGTGGGTTATTTGTTAGATTTGCACTTCCAACTATCGTTATATTCCAATTATCATTTTTAATAACTGTAACTTTAGCATGACAATTAATAAGTCTAATGTTTGCGCAATTAAACTTTAAAAACTGTTCTGCTTCTGGACATCTAACTTTCATGCGCCAATCAAATAGCCCATCAAGCTTTGTTATCATTCCAGATTCTAATAAATTAGCAATTTGAGCGACTACTGGACTTGATACACTCCATGTCGCAATAGTGACCTCACTAGCTCCCACCTGATTTAAAATATGAAATAATAAATCATGTGTTGACCATTCGCCTTTTGTTACAAACTGTAAAACCGTATCTTGTTCTAGTTGTCCAATAACATCTTTACAAATAGAATTCTCTTTTCCTACAACTCTCTTTTTTTTAGACTTTAAAGAATGAGCTTTTGATTTAACCTCTTTCTTTTCTTCTTTTATATCCTCTGAACTGAATAAACTTCCTGTCATTATTTTACTTCCTTTAGATCGTTTTCTCTTCCCATCATAGGAATAATATATACTGTTCCTTGTTCGTCATCCGATATTGCACCGTCATAACCCAATAATTTCCCAGCTTCACCTTGTTTTTTTTGGATATACCAAGCAGCTTCACCAGCTTCACCGTTTTCATTATTTCCGTTTTCACACATATAAAAAAATGCTCTTTTAGTATCATCAAGTAAGTCTATCGCTGTATCATTATCACAATCAAAGTACATTGCTACTGTAGATACAACATCTTTTAATATTTCATCACAATTATCCTGATAAAAGAAAGATGAAGTTTCAAGACATTCAACTTCCATTTCATATGTTGCAACAATATCACCCATGGAATAAATGTCAGTGGAGAAAAATAAACAATCGTCGAATAAGCCATTCATTGTAATTTCTGTTATTGCTTCTGGGCTTGTATGGTAAACTGTATTCATCCGTTTCTCCTTAACTCTTACCTTTTTTAGATTTTTTTCCATTCGATAACTTCAATTTTTGACTCGTCAATCAATGCATAATCTGTGAATCCATCATAACTATTTTCTAAAGCATCGTATTCAGTATCAGCTAATTGATCTTCAACGTCATAATTATCTCCATTTGTTAGTGTTTCATTTATGTCAAGTTCACAAATGGCAACATAATTTAAATCAGATGCTCCTATTTCTTCTAACATCTCTGTATTACCTGGGTTTATATCTGTAAACCAAAACCCGTCACACTTTGAAATGTCAAACTTGTCAAAAGGCTTGCTTGAATAATGGTATGCTGTAATAGTTGTTTTTTCCATCTCGTCTCTCCTTAACTCTTACCTAAGTATATGCGATAACCACACTAATGTATATAGTAAACAAGTGATAATCACATAATATTTTAATTATATTTACAGTTTTGACACTTAACCTTTGTTAAGGTATAATGCATTAGAGGCTCTAAATGAATAATATACTAAGCGATAATATAATAGATCATATGAATAATGCAGATTTACCAACTATCAAGAGAGTGTTTAACGATGTTGTCAGAGATACCCAGCTTGCAAGTAGACAAAATGAACAGCTTGGAGTTAATAACCGTTTAAAGCTTATTCCTGCTACAGCTAACAAGCCATTTGGTCGAGCTGCCACAGGTGTTCCGGTATATCTTAGAGCTGATTCTAAAGGGCTTACTTCCGATAACGAGTTAAACATGAAGTCACACAAAGACTATCCTAATATGATAGCGACTAATAAAACAGGCTATTTATCAGGGTTTGAAGTAGTATCTGAAAACGAGACAGCTAAACAGAAGATAGAACAATTCTTAAAAGCAAACACATTTGAAGCAACCCATAATGAATTAGTTGGCGACACTTGTAGTTATGGGGTTAAATCATTACGACTATATACTGATAAGATCACAGGTCTATCGACATTTACGAAATATGAGCCGTGGACTTATGCAAGTTTTTATAATAAGACCGGTCGATTGGTTGGGGTTATGCAGTGGGAAGTTATCGCTGAGAGTGTAGAAGATAATAATTCAGCTACTAATTACAGGGTCACATATTTAAACGAAAATGAAGATATGTATTTTTATACTGATAACGATAACGATGTTTTATTGCCTAATACCCAGGACTATCCTGCAATGGTTGTTGCTAATGTGGAGATAATGTCAGGTAGAAGACCACACACCTATAATGGTGTTCCTGTAGTAGAGTTTTTTAATAATAGCGATAAGATTGGAGATGTAGAGAAGACACTAGACTCTCAGGACGCAAGAGACGAATTAGTAAGTAAGGCGTCAACTTCATTCAGTGCATTTGCCGACGTTATACTTAACGATAAGACTAAGGATGAAGACGGGTCCCAAGAGATAGGCAAAGAAGAGTTTGCAGCAATGGTCAAACAGCTCCGAGATTATGGAATGTTAGCTGGTGATTGGGCGTGGTTAGTTAAAGACTATAAAGGTTATGAATCACTTTCTAAACACTTAATCCTATTAGAAAACGACATATTTGAGGGATCTAATTCTTATAATCCTAATTCATTAGGTGCAGACGGGGCAAATGCTACAGCCTACCAGATAAGACAGAAGCTTAAACCACTAATCGATAGCTCAGTTAAAACAGAAATGGAGTTTAAAAAATCCTACATGGAACTTTTTAGATTAGTATTAACACAGGGTAAAGCCAACAATATGAATATGGATTACCTGGACTTAGATGTAGTATTCCATCATAACATCCCAGAAGACAAAATATTAACTATGAAATCCTTAAAAGAAGCTGGAATAGTAGTTCCAACTGAATTAGCGTATAAAATATCCAACCTTGAAAAATGGGATATAGTAGAACCGATGATAGAAGAGGAAAGATCCAGAATAATGGGCGAGTTGTCAGAAGAGAGTCAATTTAACACGGTAGAAGATGACATCTAAATATCAGAAGCAAGTTATTAAACTGAGATCCCAAAGAGATAAATCTATTATTAACGAGATAGGTCTTATCTTTGATGTAATCCGTGACAAGTCTCGTAAATTAGCAATGGATGTAACAGAAAAGGCAGTCGATAATCAACAATATTTTAGTGAATATAACAGAGCTGAGAAGTTCGCAAAAGAAACTAATGAGACACTCCGACCGAGCTATATCAAGAAAGACTCATTTAGTCAGGCAGCCTATTTGAAAGAATATAACACCGCATACTATGAAAGCCTTTATACTATCGTCAACACGGGTATATCAGAGGGCTATCTAGTAAAGTTACCCAAGTATACAGAAAAGCAATTTAAAAAGGCTAGTAACGCACCATTAAGTAAATTGATGAACCGTGCAAAGATGCAGACCGGTCGATCAATAGACTTAGAGCAGATCTATACTAATATTGTATCGGGTGTAGAACAAGGGTTAAGTTTACCTAAGATCAACAGGCAACTTGACCAGGTGTTAGGTTATCGAGACTCAGCAGGTAAATGGATTGCAGATCCTAGTTTAAGAAAAGGTCAGACATATAAAACGACTAGGACTTTAAGGACAGAAACACTTAGAATGAGAGCAACGGCAGACACAGATCAATGGATTAACCAACAGGAAATAGTACCTAGTAAATTGCAATTAGTCGAAACTTTAGACGATAGGACCAGGGCACAGTCTGCTCAAATGGATGGTCAAATAGCTAACAAAGAGGGTAAGTTTAAGTTTCCAGAAGTAGGATATAAGTTTGCACATAATAGCGGAGTGGCTAAATTTGATATAAACGATAGATCTACAACCATAACACTAGATGAAGAGTTCCCTCCTGAATCCAGAATCCAACGAGACAAAGACGGCAATAATAAAGTAGTGCCATACGAAGATTTCAAAACCTATAGCGAGAAGCAGGGTTTGATTACTAACCGTTATGGTGAAGTTTTATTCCCTAAGAAATAGTACTTATATAAATCTTATTTAATGTTTTTAATTGATGCTCATAACCCAACCAGCTGAAATTGTTTTTTACTTGTTGAGCGTGCCATTCTTTAAGATTAATAATAGTCTTTTGATCCATATTGCATTTAATAGCGCTATTTAAAACATCTATATATAAATCTTTAATATTCATACTCTACTCCTTAATCCCTTCTGTACCTCTATTTTCATGGTCCACTGATGGTAATAAAAGATTATATATAGATTTGTATTTAGGGATAAATACAATACATTCCTGTTCATTACGTTGTCTCTTTAACTTTTCTTCTTGTGTCATAGTAAACCTAAAAGATCGTCTGTTAGTCATACTCTCTCCTTATCCCTGTTATACGCTTTCTATTACTGATAGTTAGCTCATATGTTAGCTTCCCCTCTCTTATCCATCTCTCGACCGTTGTACGGTGTACTGGCGGTCTTTGTTGGTCTGCATACTCTTGTATTGTTAGATACATTCTATTCCCCTTAATATGTGAGCTATTACATCAACAGTCCAACCATTGCCTAACATCTTATATCTTTGTGAATTACTAACACCTTCGGTATAATTATCTGGAATAGTTTGAAGCCTTTCGCATTCAACAGGGGTTAATCTTCTCCAAATATAATCATCAATAGCAATTTTAGAATATTGGTTACCACCCGTAATAGTTGTTAATGTTGGTGATTTTCCATAATCAGCATAAACCCTTGTTAATAGTTCGTGTCCATTTATTCCTATAGCCTCCCCAATATGGTAACACCTGTTTTTTAATATTCCAAATAAATCCATATCGGAATAATTACCTCCACTATGAGCGCCTCCAGTTAAACAACTAGCTTTATTTTGAAACTTTTTATATATTCCCTTTTTACTAGCTTTTACATATTCACTAGTTTTTTCAAGCATAATATCTTTCAAGAAAATACCCTTATCTTCTGGCTGTTGAACATTTGGGATATTTGTCCAATATAATCTATCTCTATTTTGAGCTGAAACTAAGTTGCTGTTTATTTTAATAGGTTGCCAGCCTATTAATTCAGAAATTATATTTTTAACATTATCATCCATACGTGCTACATTTTCTAATAGGAAATATTTCGGCTTGTAGTGTTTTAACACACTTAAAAACTCAAAAAACAAGGCGCTTCTAGGATCATCGAAATTTAATTGTTTTCCAGCAACACTAAACCCCTGACAAGGACTACCACCAATAATTAAGCCAATATCTGATAGATTCCATTCTCGCCATTTTGTAACGTCACCCAATTTATTTTTTATGTCTTGAGGGTAATTCTTATCTCCTATTTTAATTGCATAAGGATCTATTTCAGAACTATGATAATTATTAACTACTACCCCTGCACGTTTTAAAGCAGGTCTTCCACATCTCATGCCATCAAACAAACTAACTACATTCATTTTATCTCCTTATTGTTAATATATTTTACATCACTTTAGTTTACTTAGTCAACTACTTTAAATTAAATTACACTAAAATACATTACTGCTTAATCTTTGTATAGTACTAATTTAATAAATGTGTTATTATATAGAAGTCAGAGGCTACCAACCTTGTAAATGACACAATACTGCCACATAATACAAAGAGTTTTATTTGTATTCCTTAACTAATACTGTGGCGGTTGTTGGTGTTTATGAGTGGTATCATAAGAAGGAGTACAAGTAAAGCTCTTTTTTTATGCTCTTTGACTGCCAGGGTAGTATATAAGACAGGACATTACCCAATGACATTTTAATAGTCGTCGGGGAAAACTGTAACTGGCAGGGCTATTAGAATTATTGCTACTGTGAGACTATCTATAAGCAGAGGTTGATATATGGGATTCCTTGATAGAAAATGAGACATTTCACCCTGTAGGCTCTGGCGAGAATATAGATTTAAAGGTGTGCTGTTCTTAGGAGGAGTGCACCCTAATCACCAACAAGAATATAGTATTTAGTAGTTGATAAGTATATATAGGAGATAATATGAAAGTAATAATAGCAGGCGGAAGAAACTTTAAGCAAACTAATAAAGATTGTGACTTACTTTTAGAATTACATCAAAAGCATAACTTTACAGAAATAGTGTCGGGAACTTGTAAGGGTGCTGATATGTTTGGAGAATCATTTGCAAGATATATTGACGTACCAATAAAAGATTTTAAACCTAATTGGTCGCTTGGTAAAATAGGGGGGATTCTAAGAAACGAACAAATGGCAAAATATGCAGACGCTCTTATATTATTTGAAGGTGGGAAAGGATCTAAAAACATGTATGAGAATGGATTAAAATATAAGTTAATAATATTGCATAACGATAATTAAGGGTGTAGTTAGAATTATATCTTAACATTTGACAGCATTAAACAAATAGACTATATTTAATTATCTTTCGCAGATAACCTTTATGATATTTTATTGTATATCGTTATCTGGCATACTATCTCCTTACTTGCACTCTTAACGGGGTGCATTTTTATATCCAAAATCTATTTAAAACCATATTTGACAACTTAACGTCTGTTAGTGTATAATAAATCATACATTAAAAAAGCGAAGGGGTCATAATGGCAGAAGAGACAAAGCAGGACATAGAGTCAGGCGAAGTAGCTGAAACTACAGACACAACAATAATAACAGAAGACACAAGGGATTACAAAGCGGAACTGGAAGCCAAAGAGCAGGCATATGAAAAGTTAAAATTAGATAATGCAGGTCTGGATAGAAAGATAAGCGAAAAAGACAAAGCAGAAAAAGAGAGATTGATAGCAACCGAAACGGCAGACCAAAAAAAGAAAAGAGAAGCCGAAGAAAAAGAAATTGCATACCAATCAAGAGAAGACGACATATCAACAAGAGAAGCAAAGGCAATTCAAAGGGAAAGAACTTTTGAGATAAAAGAAAAAGCCAGAGAATTAAACTTTACAACAGAACAAATAGAAGCTTTAAACTTTCCAAGTGTTGAGGCAGTAGTAAATTATAGAAATGTAATGGACGATGCTTTAAAAGAAAACAACGAACAGAGAGATAAAGAATGGGATACTAAGTTCTCAGGATCAAGAGAACAGTATAATAGCACAACTAAAACAGACGAATTAAGCCCACTGGAAAAGAAAATAATCAGTAGGCGATAAAAGTCTGTTAATTATAGGAGGATCTAATGGGATCTACAACAACATATTCAATAACGGACGAAATTACACCAATAAGTAAGGCTTTTTTCAAGCAAGAGGATCTAAACAGTAATATGTTAGATGCTGCAATAATGGGATCAAAGATTGGGGCTAAAACCTTAACTTGGTACGAACAAAAAGCACGGGTGTTTGTTGATGCTGTTGAAACAGAATACGAAGCAGCCGACGGCGTTTTACTTGTAGATGATGGATCTATTTTTACCCCTGGTGATTTAATACAAGCCAGTGCTATAATTTTCAGTGTTGTTTCTATTGCGACAAACACATTGACTGTACTCGTAGTAGATGGAACAGACGCAACTTTAGCGGTTAATGTAGCAGTTACTATCATATCAAGTGCTGTATTAGAAGGAGATGAAAAATCACTGTCAACTACTAACGCTAAAACTGAGGCTACAAATGTAACTCAGATATTCAGAAGAGTTGCACAGGTTACCGATTCTGCTTATGAGACATCAAAAGAAGTAGGTGATTCTCAACTAATGGACGATGTAGCGGATCAATCAGAAGTTCTTAGAAAGTCTATGAAAAAAATGGTTTGGAATGATTTTAAATTAGCACCTTCAACAAATGCAACTTTAAGAATTGCTGGTGGTATTCCATACTGGATCACTACCAACTCGGGTCATGTGTCTACAGCAGGGACAACTATTACAAGTGCTTTACTTTCTGCATTTATTGATTACATGGTTGAATCTAAAGACTACAATCTTAAAGAACTATGGATGAACCCAGCAAAAGCAGCCGTTATTAGTGGTTATGATTCTACATACTTTCAAAGAGATATTAACTCTACTGAAAGAGGGTACTATGCCGATTCATTTATTTCTTTAAAAGGTAATAAAGTCTTAATCAGAACAGACAGAGACATCCCTACAGCTAAAATATACGCTGTTAATGCTTCTGACGTTAAGATCGTACCATTTAGAGATATGGTTACAAGTCCTCTTGCTAAACTAGGAGACTCTACAAGAGTACAACTTGTTGGTGAGTATACGCTAGAAGTTAACCCAGCTAATAAAATGGGTGTTGTTACTTTTACAGCATAATTAAACAGCCTCCTTAATTGGGGGCTTTATTAAAGGAGAACGCATGAAATATAAATCTGACATGGATATTTGGTGGAGCGACGGATCTTTGTATAAATCCCATAACGGAATTGTAGAATGTCCACACGAATTACCACATCCATTTATTAAACTTGAAGAGATGAAGAAAGCTAAACCTGTAATCGAAGATAAACCAGACTGGAAGCAACTAGCTATAAACGCAGGTCTTAAAGGCGATGATTTAAAGAAGTTTATGAAAATGAACGCAACTAACAAACAAATTAAACTAGATAAACTAGGGGAGAATAAATGAAATCATTAGGAAATACAGATACAAATGGAGCAAAGAAGAACGTTAAAGATATAGTGTTTTTTGGTAACGGAGATACGTTCAAGCTTATTTCAAAGGCATCAAGTCAAAATGAAGGTTGGATGAAATCTACAAAAGCAATGGAAATTGAAGGTGTTGGTTGTGTGTTGCAAGTAACTACTCAACAGGGTGATAATGTAGCAGAAGCATTGCAATTTATTCCTGACGTAAAGATAGAAGAATCTTTTGAGGGTGATAAAGTAGTTTCTAGAAAAATAGTGAAAGGATAGTTAAATGGCATGGCAAACAACATCAGAGATTAAAATATTGTTAGGAATAACAGACACTACTTATGATGCTCAAATTGCTATCTATAACCCTATAGCTCAGAATAGAGTTGAATATTATATATTACCAACCGTAATTGATGAAGATGAAGACGAAACTTTACCTGTAGCATATACGCCTTATTTTGCGAGGCTAGTGTGGCTATTATTGTCAGAGGGATCTATCTCGATACAGTCGGGTAATGTAAAATCACAATCATTTGATGGCGAAAGCGTATCATTTGGAGATACTAAAAGCACAGACAATTCTAAAACAAGTGATGAACAACTAAAGAAGTTTAAGCCACTTAAAAAGAAATATCTATGAGTAGGGGCGATTTAAAGCAGGGTACTAATCAGGTATCAATTACATTTTCAGCGCCTGGGGTAGCATCTTTAAATCCTGTAACTTATGAGACAGAATACTCAGAAGGTGCAACAATAGTAACAGCAGGAAACTTTATTAACCTGTCTCCTGCTCAAATATCAGTTAGGCAACAGGTTCAAGACGATTCAAGATATAAGTTAAACATTGACGATACAGCAGAAAACAGAACAATAACAAGCGTATATTCTGCCACAATTGACGGGATAGTTTACAATATTAACGGGCAACCTAAGCAGCCACAATTTTCTAATGCGTGGATAAATGTTTATATAAGCAAAAAGGAGCTATAAATGACAGGGGTATCAGTAGCAACATCTTTTGAATTAGTGCTAATAAAAGACTAGGAGTATTAAATGTATAAGCATAAACCAATACCAGTAACTAACGTTAAAATAGGCGACAAGGTCTATAATTGTAACGCTCAAGGGATTGTGGAATTACCTGAGATCTACAAGCAGTTTAACCCTATTGAAGAGGTTAAACTTAGGATAGTGAAGACAGTTAAAAAGACAGTCGAGCGAGACGATAGCAAAGTATAAAAATTAGGAAATTGTGGGGTTTACGGTGACTCTCCCTATTAAACCGTAACTATTTTATAGGAGAACAGAATGAAAACATTAACACTAGACGAAAAGCAGTACACAGAGGTTATAAATTATTTACAAGAACTACCATTTAAGATGAGCAACAATTTAATAGTGCAATTAGATGGATTGTTTAAAGAGCAAAACAAAGAGGATGTGGTGGAAGACGGAGAACCAACAACTTAATATTTGGGGGTTTAAAATATAATGGCTTTAGAAACAAAGGTTATATGGAACGGCGATAAAAAGAAGAGGGATATTAATCTTGGAACTATAAGAGCGTTAACTAGATCTATAAACATAGTCCAAGCAGACGCAAAAACTTTAGTTCCCGTAGACCAAGGAATATTAAGAGGTTCGATTGTTAAAGCTATTGAGCCTAAAGACCTAGAGGCTATTGTTAGCACTAACGAAGATTATGCAGCATGGATAGAGTTCGGTGATAAATCAACATCTTACCAAGGACAACCATATTTAAGACCAGCATTATTTGATAACAAACTAAAGTTTAAGAAAATATTTATATCCGAGGGGAAGAAAAGTGTCAATAACTGATTCATACACAGCCGTAACGGCACTATTACAAAGTAATGCTACATTGACAGCACTACTTGGTAAATACATTGATCCTATCAACGGGGGGTTTACAACTGTCCCATTAATAGCGGGTGGAGTTTTAGCAGAACAGGAAATAGGTTTACCAAAGATCATATTCACTAATAGTGGATCAGAAAAGACAAACTTTTTAAGTGATGATACGTTTACTTTGAATTGCGTGGCAGCCACTCAGCGGGAAAGCTATTTAATCGCTAAAACCGTTCGAGACGAGTTCCACCAGAAACAGACCCCTATTCATGGATATTTCACACAAACACTTTGTAGAATTATTGGTTCAATTCCCGATCCTACAGAATCAGAAGTAAACACACCCGTAGAGTTCGGGTTAATAAATATGTAATTAAAGGAGGTTGACTATGGGTCAATCAGCAACACAATACAAAGAGGCACAACATATAGGGTCAGTGGTTATGTCAATCTCTGCATATGGTGCGTCAAGTTTTACCGATTTAGGTATTGGAAAAGGGTTTGGTTATACGGAAGCCATAACAAGCTTAAGCGGTGATCCAGACAACGGAGAAGAGCCAGACATATTACAAGGAGTATCAAAGCAATCGGCAGAGATTAGAGGTTCTTTATGGACTCAAGTTTGGGATAATATTAAACAAATGCGTGGTGATATTGATGTAAAAATAGTATCAGCAACAACGGGCGTTACTACTTATTCTACAGGTGGTTTATCAGCTCAAAACAGTGTAATCGTTAAAGCCGTGCAGACGACCAGACGAAACGCAACGGCAGCCGACGTTTTAAGATGGGTTACAACTCCATCTGCAGAAACGGTAACTTTTGCAGTTGGTGCTAGCGTTAAGTTCATAACAACTACAACTTTCTATAAATGTAATTATACAGGTGGAGAGACACAAGACCCACCAGCAGACACAGAGGAAAACCCTATAATCGAATATCCATTTACTTTTAGAGCTATTGAAGATAGCACACGAACAGATGGAGATAAATTGTTTATCAGAGAAGAGTCAGTAGCTCTACCTGCATAATATTATTAATACGTTGGGGTGGTTGGTTGTTCTCCGGCTGCCTCAATTTTAGGAGAACGAATGGACAAGATAATAGAAGATAAAGAATTAATAACTATAGGAAAGTTTTCACTAGATGTGTCAAACGTATCCATATATAGGAAGAAAATATCAAGACTAGCATGGGATCAAGCTGTTAAAGATATGAATGGTAATAAAGATTATGACTTAACAATATTTGATAACATAGTAGATGTTTATGGGCTATATATGATTAGACAGGATTTACTTGTATTAAAACGAAGAATGCCACTATTAAAAGCTATATGGTCATTTATTGCAAGATATTTTGTGACCCTTAAATACATTAGAAAAACAAATGAAACAGAATATAACAAGTTCCAAGAGTGGGCTTATTTCAATATTACAGGGACTAAAAAAAAAGAGTTGGAAGCGATAAATCAGATTCAAAAAATGGAGCTAGCAGCGATAAAGGAAATGGAAAATCTAAACTTAGATCCCGAGCAATTGGTGCCGTTATTGCGGACATTTCTACAAGAAACGGCTGGAAATATGAATACATCAGCACCTTTGCAGAAAGCGTAATAATTGAAATGTGGAATGATTTCCAGTATGAGAATTGGTATGATAGAGGGCAAGCAGTTAAGAGCGAAGACAAAGAAACAATGTTAAGTGAATATGAAAGATTAAAACTAGAAGCAGGAGTTGATTTGTAATGGCTAATAAAATTGGTGAATTATTCGTAGGAATATATGCAGATACTAAAAAGTTTGACGATGGAATTGATAAGGCTAAGAAGGGGACTGAAAAGTTTAATACGGGTCTAGGAAATTTATCAGGTACAGTAAAAAAACTTCTTGGTGCAGGGGCAATAATTGCATTAGCCTCTAAAATCAAAGATATTGGAGTTGCTTCAATAGGTGCTGCAAGTGACGCACAAGAAACTCAAAATAAGTTCAACGTAGTATTTTCTAGTATGTCAGACGATGCCAACGATATGGCTATCGCATTATCAGGGAGTTATGGATTATCACAACAGGCAGCCAAAGATATGCTTGCTGGGACAGGTGACTTACTCGTAGGTTTGGGATTTACTCAGGATTCAGCTTTAGATTTATCCACTCAAGTTTTAACCCTTGGTGCTGACTTAGCGTCTTTCACAAATTACTCAGGTGGAGCAGAGGGAGCAAGTGAGGCATTAACTAAGGCGCTACTTGGTGAACGTGATATGCTTAAAGGGTTAGGAATATCAATAAATGAAGCAGATTTAAAAGCTCAGGTATTATTAGACACTGAAAACGGGCTAACATTTGCGACAGAGAAACAGGCAAAAGCATCGGCGACCTTAACCCTAGTAATGGCACAATCACAGAACGCTATGGGGGATTTTGAACGATCTCAGGACTCATTTGCAAATAAAACCAAAATAGCAGAGGCAGCCGTTTCAGATTTAAAGGTTGAATTAGGTAGATCATTATTACCAACTGCAACGAGCGTGACAAGTATTTTTGGAGAATTAACGGGGAAATTAGCGGACTACATACGGGAAGTCAATAACCTTAGAGATGCAGAAAAAGCCCTAGAAGAGGGAGAATCATCGAGACAGCAGGAACTGACTATTTTAGAGTCAAAACTAGAAGTGACGACTAAAGAATTGAAAAACCAACTATTGAGTCAAGAAGCGACTGATAAGAGGTTAGCCCTAGCAGGTATAGTTGTGTCGGCAGAAGAGAAGGCTAATAGCTTGTTAGGCAAAAGCATAGCGTTAAAACAAAGGTCTATAGATGATACCGAAAGAGCTATAACAGCCACAAAGGCAGAAATACAATCAGAAGTTGATCTTGCCGATAAAAAATCAAGTCAGGCAGTAATTGACAAAGAAAATGCACAAGCCAGAGAACAACAGCAAACAGCAGAAGAACAGCTATATAAAAAAAATGTATCCGCTATAGACGATATAATAAGAGCAAGCAAAAGCAAAATAGAAATAATAGATGATGAGATAGCACAGCTTAATAATTTTGATGGGTTAGACGAAGAGTCAAAAGCGAAGCAAGCCGAAGCTATTAGACTCTTACAGCAAGAGAAAATTACCGTTTTAGATGAAGAAAGAGTGGCAAGACAAGAGGCAAACTTACAGGCTGAGTTTGATAACGATGCAAGAAATGAAAAGATATTAGCTGGTGAAACTGAGAGTGCCAAAGAAAGAGCAGAGATAGCCAAAGAGTTAGCAGAACAAAAGAAAGAGGTGGCTTTTTCCGTCGTTGATGCAGCTCTTGAAATAGCGGACGCGTTGTCTCAGATATCAAGCAATAGTGCATCACTAGAGATAGAAGAATTAAATAGAGTCGCAAATGAAAAGACTAGACTTTTAGATTTAGAAACAGAACAAGATACAGCGTTATCAGACTATAAAAAACTAATAGCAGAAGAGAAACTTGAAAGAGAAACGGGTGAAACTGAAAAGAGAATATCAGATCTCATATTAATGGGAGATGAAGACTCTATTCAAACTGCCAACGAGCTACAAAGAGATTTAGATATTGCAGACAACACTCGAACTTTAGAAGGTGAAGCAGTAACGGCACGAGATGAGAACAACGCCAAAAAACTAGAGATTGAAAAGCAAGCAGCTTTAGATATATGGAAGATTGAAAAGGATCAATTCGAGGCTAATAAACAATTATCATTAGTAACCATAGCAATTAACACGGCAATAGGAGCGTCAAAGGCGTGGGCGCAAACGGGAATATTTGGAGCAGTAGCAGCGGCAACAGTTGTCGCAGGTGGACTAGCTCAGGTTGCAGTCGTTAACTCTACGAACCCACCACCAAAACCAGCGTTTGCAAAAGGTGGAACTGTAACGGGAGCAACTTCTATAATAGCAGGTGAAGACAAAGGAGACGTACTTCTAGGAATGGGCGCAAAGGGATCTCCATTGATTGATGAACTAGCTGCAAGAATAGCGAGCAAGTCGGGAGGTGGTCAAACTGTAATAAATATAAATAGTTTATATCCTCCAAGATCCCAAGACTTGGAAAGATTAGCGAGGGATTTATATAACCCTAATGTTAAAGAGCTACAAAGAAGGGGTATATAATGGCAGTACAAATATTAAAACTAGGTCTACCAGGAAGTGAAACAACGTTACCCACAGAATCAAGGATAAATGAACAGGGTGCACCTACTTATTTTAAAAATACAGCGAGATCAGCAAACAAGACTTTACATATAGATTACATAGCTAAAAAACTTAATTGGTCTATATCATGGAGCGTAATATCTGAGACGGATTTTAATATAATAAGTGCTATTGTTGATTTACAATATAGCACACCATCAACATTATCGTTTATATACACCACAGAGAACGGCACAGAGGTCTCAAAGACCGTAGATGTAGAAATTACCGACAAAGGGGCGTTGATGCAACGAGACACTTATTATGACTCAGGACTATCATTGTCTATAGTGGAGGTATAATGTTAGATGTATCCTCAGAATATCAAACAGCGATAGATTCGCATACAAGAAAGCTTTACCCATTAATTAGAATTAACTATACTGATGCTTTTCTTGATCCTACGATAACAGCAAGTTCAGCAGATGAAAATTATGTTACTCAGACTGAGCAAATGACTAATGGTCGAGCAGACACTACTTACAAATATATATGTTGTGACGATCAAAGTATATTAGACGGCTCTTATGCGGTGTTACCTGATACTCTTGTAAGTGCTTCATTTAATGAAATGGGTTGGTGGTCTGCTACACGGACAGGATCGACAGGGATAGTGAATGTAACAGCACAAATAACTTATGGGAAAAGAAAGGTATCATCTTTATTCATAGCAGGAGATAACAAGCGAGGTGAATATCCTAAAGATTTTACGGTCAAGTTTTACGAAGACGCCACATTGATTCATACGGAAACTTTCACGGGCAATCTTTTAGTATCTCTATCAAAAACTTTTGCACAGATAGATAATATTAACAAAGTAGTACTAAATGTGACTAAATGGTCAGAATCTAATACTCCCGTTAAAATAGTAGAGTTTACAACGGCTGTTACTGTTGAATATACAGGATCAAGCATAATTAACTTTAACGCTACAGAAGAGAGGGAAATATCAAATAACAACTCTATACCGGCAGGTAATATATCAGCAGGAATTGGAAGTTTTAGCCTTGTTAATATTGAAAGAATGTTTGACGCTAATAACACCAATTCAAAACTATACGGATTGATTAAACCAAATGCACTTGTTGAAATGTTTATCGGAGTGGATACTACTTTAGGAATAGAATATGCACCAATATTTAAAGGGTGGGTAACTGATTGGGACGTTCCCGAGGGGTCAAAGGAAGTTTCAGCAACAGCACAAGACAGACTCAATTTATTAACACAAACTAATATATCTACATCAACAGTAATTGCAGGAAATACTTTTTCAGAATGGTTTGAAATAGTCTTAAATGATGCAGGACTAGCAAACACAGAGTATAATATTGACTCATTATTAACAGGTAGCGACTATATAATACCGTATGGATGGTTTACAGACGTAAGTCATAGAAACGCACTTGAACAACTAGCACAAGGATGTAGTGCCGTTGTTTACGTGGATAGACTAGGATTGATACAGATTAAACTATTAACAAGTTTCCCTAGTGGATCAGTTAAAACTTATACACAATCAGATTATACAGATAAAGATAATCAACCGATATACCAGAATGTAGCTAATAACATTAAAGTGACAACATCTCCATTAGTTAAAACCACAGGTGTTACGGTATATGAGACACAGGCAAGCGAACCCGAGATAGCAGGAATAATTATAGATCCTAATACGGGAACGGCTGACACTACTGTTACAATATTTTATAGTGGTAGTCCGATATCAGATCAAGTTGTGAGTATATCACCCGCAGTTTCAGGGCTATCAATAACAATTGAAAACAATTATTCGTGGGGGTCTGTTTTAACTATAACCAATACAAGTGGAGTAAATAAAGACTTTTTATTAAATGTAGTCGGTTCTACTTATGAGGTTAAGGGTCAAAAAACTGTTACTAGAACGGATGCAACTTCAATATTAGAAAATGGTGAAATTGTTTTTAAATATCCAACTACTCCATTTTTACAAAAGAAAGTGAACGCTGAAAATATAGCTGATGATTTACTTGCAAGTTTTAAAGACGCTCAAAGAGATTTATCTTTATCTTTTGACGTAGGGGGTAATCCTACTATAGAGTTAGGTGATACAATAACAGTAACAGACGAGTACCAAAGCAAAGCGTATAAAATAATATCTAACAATATAAATTATGATGGTGGGCTTGGATTAGTTCATAAAGGGAGAATATAAAATGGCATGGATAACACCGAAACAAGATTGGGTACCAGGTGACGGGATAGGATTCTCTGATTTAAACAGAATAGAGGGAGATTTAGACTATATATATAATTTTGGGTTAAGACCAGATGTTTTATCAATAACTAGCTCAGCAATCAGCTTATTAAAGCCTGTTACCATAAACAATCAAACACTTAATATGACATCAAGCGCAGGTTGGAATGAATCGGCAGATCTTTCTTTAACTATGGAATTAAGTTCTCCGTCAAGCGTATATGGTGCAAGAGCGTACAAGTATAGGGCTTACATTTCGGGGGATAATGAAG